ACCTTTGTTGTCTTCGTACATATCAGTAAATATTCCGATAGGTTCGTCAGTTTTATGTTGGTATAACATTTTTACTTTAGAAGCTGGTCTTTTTGTTAATGATTTAGTAAAAGCACCTTTTTTCATAATATCATTACCTTGATCTTCGTTACCAAAGATAGAACCATAACCAGTAAATACACCTTGTGCGTCTGATTTAATTTCTGTTTCAAATGTTAAATGTTTTAATTCTGTATCACATTGACAAATACCATCATCTTGACAAACACAAATACTTTTCTTTTTAGGTTTCTTGTGGTATTTATCTTCGTCTTCTCCATAACCTTTGCTAATAGCTTCTTCATAAGCATCATGAGTTCCGCATGGCATATAAATAGTTTTACCATCTTTATCCATTTTATGCGTTCCTACACAACCAATTTCTTTTGCTTTTTCTTTAGCATCATCTATGTTATCGAACTGATCTTCTGCTCTTGATACTTTTTGCATATCATCTTCTTCCATAGCACTTGTATCTATGAATGCTTCTGATTCAGGTTTCTTTGGTTTAGCATTAGAGCCATCACCATATTTTGCTTTAGAAGATATTACATCAGTTAAACTTTTAATAGCATCTCCCATCTTTTCAATATCACTCATTGAATATTCCTCCTTTTTGTTTTTAAATTGAGAACTACATACTGCAAGTCTTTGATCAGCATTGGGATATTCGCTAGTGCTAGTTTCATCACGCATACATCTTGACATGAAATCCTCTCGTTTCTCTTTATCTTTTGGTTTTACTAATGGCATTATTTACCTTTTTTTATTTTAATAACCTTATTACAACATTTAGTGAACCATTTGTATTTATCATTTGATCTACATAAAGCTATTCCGATTATAATTCCTATTACATATTCCATATTATTTCTCCTTTATTGAAAGTCAGGTGTTCTATAAATTACAGCACACCTACAATTAATTGTTTCTGCTGGCGAACCTTTTGGATCTCCAGGATATTTTAATCTATCGCCACCTATTACAAAGTTCGCTTCAAGTGGAACTGTTTGTCCAGAAGCAATAGAATGTGTTAAACGAGTACGAGCATCTTGAATAGCTACCCACTCTTTGTTAGTATTTGAAATATTCATATTTACTGCAACTTGCTCATTAGCAAAAGATGCAACTCTATGAGATTCAGTTCTTGATATAAGGTTTGCTCTGTACGCACCCATACCTAAAATCATATTTCTTAAAGCAACTCCAGTTTCTTCAGTAGATAAACCATCATTGTAAGAATTAGAAATAACTTTTGCCATTCTTTTTCTAGTCGTTTCATCTATTTCAGTCACCCAAGTCGCAGTGTTTTCGTCAATAAATTCTGATAGTGCTTTATCAAAATCATCATCAAATGCTTTTAAGAATAAAGTTCCTAAAGCATAATCTCTAAATGCGTTTCCTATGATAGTGTATTGTACTTTAAAAATTAATCTCAAAGTATCTGCTTGTTTTCTTAACTCCATATCAAGCATTATCTGACTACCATTTCTATATGCTTCTTTAATTCCTAAAGCATATTGTTTAAAATAATTTTTTAAACTATTAGACCATTGCTTTTCAAAAGGTCTTCTTAATCTATCTTGTTGATACCATGTTCTTTCTTTAACACCTTTAAATATTTTTAATTGTTTAGAGTTAAAAAACATTAGTGTATCGTTGTGTTGATAGGTGTCTTTAATTCTTCTATTTCTTGCAAACTATCAAAAAGTTGTTCAGGTGTAAAATCTATGCTTTTAGTTATAGCAATATAAGAAGCATGGTTTAATGCGTCTTGTTTGTCATCAAAGTATCCTACAACTATTTTAACTTGATATTCATCAGTCTTTGGATTCTTTTCTATAAATAATCTTGATTCTACACTCATGTTGCTAAAGGGTGTCCACTTGGTAATAAGTCCAAGTCAAACTTCCCTCCTCTAAATTTACCTGTTCTAACAGCAAATAAAAAAGCATTAACTCTAGCATAAGCCCATTGTTCTTCAGAAGTCACAGTAGGTCTAACACTTCCAGGATTAGTTCTATAAGCACCTATGCCTCTTCTAAAAACTGCACCAAGCATTCTAAGATTTACTCTCTTACCTGCTTTATCTCCATGCTTTTCATTATGGTCTTCAACTTTTTTTTGCAAACCTTTTTTAACTGCCGCAGTAAGTTGTTTTTCTTCTAATTCTTCTTCAAAAAATTTATCTCTTTCTCTATCAAGTTGTTTTACTTTTGCTCTTGACCAACTAAAACCTGCATCGCCACCCCATAGTGCCCAAGCTATTCTTCCTCTAGATGGATAACCCTCTTCTCCTCTATCAAAACCTTGACCTGTTTTATCGCTTTCATGACGACTAAAAAAACTAAACATTCTTCTAACAGTACTAGGAGATAATTTTACTTTATTTATAATTTGATTTGCTCTTGTTGCACCTACTCTAGTGCCACCTCTATTAAATTCTTTTCTCCATTCTAATCCTCTTTTAGCTTCTGAAACCATTGAGTCAGTAGGAACAGTATCAATATCAGATTCAGCTTTTAAAACTTCTTCTAAATCATCTTCATTATTAATTTGTTCAAAAGGATTATCTTGTAGTTCTTCAGGAACTTCTTCTTCTGGAATATCTTCTCCTCTATCTTCTTCATCAGTTTCTTCGTTTGCAATATTTAATGGCATTAAGTTTGCTGGTACCATTAAACTATCAGCACCATCTATTGGTTCATAACCTAACTGCTCTCTTGCTTCGTTTCTAGTTAAGATACCATCTTTAACACCTGCTGTCACAGATTCAAAGACTCGTCTTCTTTGTTCTGCCATAGCTGGTATAGAGTCAATGTCGTATCTTAATTCTAGTGCTTCATCATTAAATTGTGGAACTAACCACTCATTAAGATCTCCTTGAATTTTATCTAGTAAAGGAATAATTGTTTCATTGTATAATGCAAGTTTAGCTTCTGCAAAATTAGAATAAGTTTGTGAATCAGGAATACCTATAAGCTGACTTGGTACACCATAAACTAAAGCAATATCTTTTGCTGACATATTTTTTAGTTGTATAAAATCCATATCTTTTGGACTTAAACCCATCTCTTTCCAATCAAAATCTCCCTCTAATAACATAGGTCTTCCTGCATTATTAGTTCCTGAAAATCTAGAATTAATATCTGATTGTAATTGACTTCTTTGATTTTCTGATAACTGAACATTACCACCTGTTTCATCTTTAGGATTAAAGATAACAGCACCACTAGGTCTAGCACCATTCTGTAATAAATTTACATTATGTTTGTTTGCTAAATTATGTTGGTCAATATCAACTGAACTTGCTTGTATTGGCGACATACCATAATAGTCATCAAGAGGATTAAACATTTTAATATGTTTTATTTTAGAATCTCCTGTTGCTTGATCAACTTCATATCTTTCTACTGTTTGTCCTGAAATAATATAATCATAAGCAGTAGGCATTGCTCTTTGACCTGTTTGTATTTTAATTCTATCTGGTCTTAAATTATATAATTCTGTTGGTGGTGTATTATCTCCACCTACACTTAACATGTAATTGTTTCCTGAAATTAATAAGTAAGAATATAAACCTTGAAACCACTCTACTTGCGATTGAGTAGGACTAGGATTATATAATAAATCTAATAGTGGGTGATTATCTACTTCTGCATCTCCTCTAAATAAATTTATTTTTACTCTTGAAGCATTATTTGCTATTTCATTTATACATCTATAAACAATAGCATTCTCACTATAACCCTCTTTGGCTAAATCATTGTAAGCAATCTTACTGCTTACATCATAACCCAAAGACTGATAGGAAACTATCGGTGCTTCTTTTTTCTGTATTTCTTTTTGTGCTTTAAATATATTTCTAATGTTATCTAAAATTGTTGCCATTAACTAACTCTCCAAAATGCTTTTCCTGTTCTAGCTGATAATTCTGTTAAACCCCACACCAACGCATCTAATCTGTCAGGCGATCCTGAAAAAGTGAGTGGGTTGTAGTTTGCCATTTGATCCTCTAAAAATTGAAATGGTTTTATATGTTTTACTCGTTGTTGTTCGTATAACGCAGATATTGGTTCTGCTCTTAAATATTTTCCTTTGGTTGCTCTTACACTACCATAACTAACATTGTTATCAATAGTCCTTATCACTCTTTCAACTAAATCTCCACCATTATTTACTTCGGCGATAATTTTATCAGCTTCATATTTATAATAAGTTTCAACTGCCATCTTTGCCCAAGCATCTGGTGTATATTTACCAGATACATCATCAATAACATAAAATTTATCATCAATTCCTTTAGCACAAACAACAATCCCTGTTTCATTTGATTGTTTATTATGTGTGACTGCTGGGTCAATAGATACAACAGTTCTAACTAATGTTGGCAATTCTTCTGTACTTTTTAAAAGTGCTTTAGAGATCATATTACGATTCCATAAAGCACCCTCAACATCTTCTAAAATTTCAGCAAATAACTCTTGTCTGCCCAGTCTAGTTCCTTCATATTTCTCTTTTAACTTTTTGACTGCTGATTCTGCAAGGTTATCTTGATTTTCAAAAGTGCTACCTCTCGTGACGAGAGAATCTTTATTATTAACTAATTCTTTTATAAGTTCTGTTGGTCTAGGTGTAGTTGTAATTATAACTTGTGGATTATTTCCTAATCTTAAACCAAACATTAATTGATCCCATGCTTCAGGATTTTTCCAACTTCCTAATTCATCACACCATGCTCTATGAAACTGTGGACCTCTTAGTCTGTTAGGCTGTTCAGAAGAAAAGGTTTTATATATTGTTCCATTTTTTAAAGTAAGTTCTCCAATACTTCTATTCCAATTATCTATACTATCAGGATCAAGACACCCTAATAAACCAGATACACCCTCTATACAAGTATCTCTACCATCTCCAAAAGTTGGTGTGACTATTGCTATTCTAGTATTAGGATTTGTTAATCCATAAAAAGCAATATCTTGTGCACCTGTTCTAGTTTTCCCCCAGCCTCTACCAGCTAATATCAACCAAGTATTCCAAGTTCCTTTAGGTGTTATCTGTTTCGCTCTCGCTGTCTTGCACCACGATAGATGCTTCAGTAATATTTTTTGGTTTAGAGAAGTCAATCTCTTCAAATATTTTTCTGATTTCAATAAGCTGTCGTTCTTCGGTAAAGAGTTTATCTCCATCTTTTCCTGTAAGTTCGAGTGCATTTTTTTCTTTCCAACCTGCCTGTGTTTTTAACCAAAATATTTGTGCAACTACATTACCATCTTTTGCTTTTTTAAACAATGCTTGTGATATAATTGCATTTGCTCTGGCTTTACTTGTATCAAGTTCTTTTCTAAAATTTTTTCTTAATGTCGGTTCACTTATTTTTACTATGTCAGCAATTAAAGATTGCTTACAACCTGCTATCGCTAATGCTTCAACAGTTTTAGCATCTTCATCTGTTTTAATATAAGGTGGTCTTCCTACATCATTGTTTTCGTTTATCATTACTCTTTTTTATAAGCGAAAAAAATTAAAAAACCAACAATATTAATACTATTTAATAGAAATTAGCACTTATTATTGTATTATTCAACGAAATTAATTAATTATTATTAATTAGAGTAAATAAACCTCTATTTTACTTATATATTTAACTAATAAAAATTAATAAAAACTATTATTTTACTTTACTTATCCCATAAAAATACTATAATCTTTAGTATGTATAACAAAAAAAAGGAGATAAAAATGACTAAAGTAATAAATCAAGAGGTTAAAAAACTTCGTATTAAAATATTAGATAATATGAAGTCTTGTCAAGTTAAACCTTTAAAAGTTATGTTCCCTAATCATTCGGTTGAGGAATATAATAAAATTCCATCTACTGCTGGTTATAATGTTATTTGGACTAAAAATAAAATGTCTTATAATTTTGCTAGTGTTAGTATTGATGGTGTTATTAACCAAGTTTTAAAATTAGAAGGAGTTCAATAATGACTACATTTTCTGATCTTAAATCTAAAGAAATCCTAGAGTTAGTTCTAGAGCAAATGAAAACTGCTGGAACTAGCTTTATGGATGCTTGGGTCAAAAGAGGTATGCCAAAAAAAATAACTGGCAAATCTTATGCAAGTATTAATTTATTTCATTTATGGGCTAAAGCCGAAAAAATGAATTATATTTCTAATACTTGGGCAACAGCTAAACACATCAATGGTTGTAAAACTGCTGATGGTAAAAAGGGTATGATTAACAAAGGAGAAAAAGCTACATGGGTTGTAGGCACTTTTACTACTCCTGAAAAACATACTCTTGTTCGTGGTAAAGATGCAGGTAAAATCGTAGAACGAGATAAATGGTCTATGAAATTTTATCCTGTATTTAACCTTGATCAAACTACTATCGGAGATAAAGATATTCCGATACAAACTGGTGCTGATACTGTTGATTCAGTTGAAAACTATGTCAAAAATACTGGTGCTAAAGTAAGAGTTTCATCTGATAGTTGGAACCCTTTCTTATCTGAATCTTGTTTTTACAATGTAAGTCAAGATCATATCAGTATGGTTGATAAGAGTAAGTTCAAAGATACTCAAGAATCATCAGCCACTCAAAACTATTATTCTGTTTTATTGCATGAACTAACTCATTGGACTTTGCATAAAGACAGATGTAATAGAAGTTTCGTAGAAGAAACTAAAACTAAAGATGGCAAACCTGATCCTAAATCAGCTTATGCGATGGAAGAACTTGTTGCTGAAATGGGTTCAGCTATCCAATCTTGTAAGTTAGGTATCACTTCTAAACCTAAATTAGAATCTGCTCAATATCTAAATATTTGGATAAGTAGATTAGAAAATGACTCTAATTTATTTTGGAAAGTTGCTTCTTATTCATCTAAAGCAGTTTGGTTTTTAGAAAGTAAGCAACCAAAAAAACTAAAAAAAGCTAGTTAATCAAAACTTTTATAGCCCCATCATCATTAATTTGTTGGTGGGGTTTTTTTTATTGCCAACTCTCGCAATTATTCGGTATCCCTTATCATACTCGTACGCATAAATCAATAAAATTTTTTTTTATAATAACCAAAATGAATAGCAAGATCAT